GTCGGCAGGTTCCAGACCTTCGGCGACCTTCGTCGTAAACATGCCCGGATGCCCGCTGCCGAGTGCGTTCGTAATGGCGAGTGCAGTCGCGGCCATGCTTGCCGGCACCATGAGTGTGCGAAAGGCGTTGCTCATGCCAGTGTCACTCCGGTCTTGACGGCTGCGTAGCGTTCTGCGGCGGCGATCTGTGCTGCGGTGGAAGCTGCGCCACGGATCAGCGCGGAGTAGATGCGACCTTTTAGTCGGCTAAGGCTTTCGCCCGATGCGCCGCCGATAACAATAGGGGCCGTGCCGCATTGCACAGTTTGGGCATCGTTGGCCTTCACCGCCCCGTTGTGACGCCCAAGCAGCGTAGACCCATCCCACGCTTGTAAGGTTACAGCGGGAGTTCCAACAACCGCCCCGGTCGCTATAACCTGCTGTCGTGATGCTCCGTCTGAAACGGCGAAATAGAGTTCGCCCGAGACTCCAGACGAGAAGCGCGCCCCGGCCGTGGTAGTGTTTATCGCGCCAGAACCGAGTGGCGCATCGACGGCGCTTTCGTCTAGATACCACCCGGCGACCAGTAGTCCCACCGCTCCGGTGGAAAGCGCAGTACCCAAAAGGTCATCCACTCCATCGAACTGGAGGTAATACTTCCCGTTGGCATCCTGCTGCAACGTCGGCCGCGCTGTATCGGTTGTCTGCTTCGCGTGATTACCGCGCCCGCTCTTGTCCGCTATGTAGCCCACCGGATCGCCGACACCCGGCACGGCGCCGCTACCGTCGTGCTTCGTGTTCATCGACCACAAATCGCTCGGGTCATACCAAGCACCCTGCTCGCCGGCAGCGAACAACGCGAGCGGAGACCATCCAAACCCCGGCTCCGTCACCCGCCGAGTCAGCGGGCGGACGAGGGGGCGGGTCAGGGGGCGCGTGAGCATCAAGTCACGCTGAACACGCCGAACGCAGCGCCCGTGTAGGCATTGCGACTGACGCGATAGGTGCCGGGGCCGGTCAGGACCTGCGCGCGGTGCTCGTTGTCCAGCTTGGCGATGAACTGATCGCTGCCGGGCGTGTCGAGCAGGATGTTGAAGCGCGCACCGAGCGGCATGTTCGCTGCCACGCTGGAGAAGACGCCGACGATCACCTCGGCGCCTGCGGCGATCACAATATCCGTCGAAACCGCAGCCGTGGTGCCAGCGGCCAATACCGTGTTTTGTGCCATGTCAGATTTCCTCGACCATCCTGTGATGCAAGAGCCGATGCACTTCGTGACGCGCAACCGTCAATTCCGCGCCCTTCGGCCATAGTTGCCTGCGGATCGTCGTCGGCTTGCGCACGACAATCCTGATGTTCTCTTCGACCCCGAGCATCCCTCGTAACGCGCTGTGCTCGGTGTACTTGCCGATCCGCTCGGCCTTGCGGTATTGCGGCCAAACCTTCGTGAGCGGCCCGCCAACGACCCGAACCGGACCCTTGACGTGCTCGGCAGTAGACTTTCCGTCAGCGATCGTCCGCGCCTGCCCGCCGTAGCAGTCGAAGCCGGCGAGAATCACGGGATGCGCGCCCATCATCCAGGCGACCCACACCGCCTGCATGCCCGAGAGCCCTTTCCTCGGGGCGCGCGGCCAGGTGGTCAGGAAGCAATCGTTGTGCGGCCACGGCCCGATGATCGGCGCGTCGGTGTACTTGCGAACCACATCACGCATCGGCACCTTCAGGTCGCCGTGCGTTTCATCCATCGCCACGACGTAATCGACAGGCCGTAACTTCGCGCCGTGCTCGTTGGCGCTGATCCATACGTCTGCGGTCAACCCCTTGATCTCGTCTGCTAGGGTCGGAGCCCCGCCCATCACGACGATGCGCTTGCCGCGGTGCTTGAGCACCAAGCGGCGAAAGTCGTTCGGCTGCAGGTCCACTCGCTCTCCCATCGGGTAGTGATCCAGGACCCACGGCGGCACGCCGAACGACCACGGCTTGACGTTGCCCGCGAACTGCACGATGCGCGCGTCCTCGGGCAGCATCCCGTCGCGGATGTCCGAGAGCGCGTAGATGCCGTCCTCGTCGCTCCACAGCGCCGCGCGGCGCCCGAGCTTATAGCTCAGCCACGCCTGATCCGACCCGCGGTAGCCAGCCCTGCGCGCCGCGCCGATCCCGGCCTCGCCGAAGTCGTCCCACACCTCCGGATGCGCGCCGGTGCTGAGCAGGTACATGCCGCCGGCCACCCGCTCGTGATTGCCCCAGACCTGTCCCGGCCGCCAGCCGACAAATGGCTCGGTGCGCTCGACCAGGTGCGTGATGTCTCCGGTGATGACCGCATCGACGTCGGTCAGCAGGATCCGCTCGCCAAGGCATCGCGCCTCGTCCGAGAAGACCCACAGCCGCCGGTAGCACGATGGCATCCGCGAGCCTTCCGGCGTCTTCATGTGCGCCAGGCGCATGGCAGCCGCAGGCGTCGGCATCACCACGACCCCCGGGTCGAAGTCGCCGGTCTCGTCGGTGATGCACACCAGCCGATGCGGGACGTGCAGGTGCCGCGCGAGCATCCGCCGCAACGCGTTGACGTGCTCCGGGAGGTAGACCCGCTCGCCGCGCCACATCCAGCAGACGACGGTCAACACAGTGCATTCGCCCTGATGACCGCATCCAACAGGATCGGATCGACGCCGATCATCCGGCAATACTCAGCGAGTGCTGCCGTGTCCTTCGGCAGACATCTGCCGCCAAACCCGCGCGCATCCATGAAAGCGGCCGAGTGCATCGGCCCGACACGCGGATCATCCAGCCAACCCTCGCGGACCCGGTGATAGTTCGCCCCGGCCGCTTCGCAGATGTCGCGCAGTGCATTCGCGAACGTCACCTTGACGCTGAAGAATGCGTTCTCGGCGTACTTGCAGACCTCGGCCTCGAGCGACGTCATGATCCGGAACCGAGTACACGGCCCCAGGCGCGGCAAGAAAGCATCGACGATCGCGCTGCAGTCCCGCTCCTCGCCACCCACGATCATCCAACCGTGACCAGTCGGATCCGTCGGCTGCGGGTACTGAGCAGGGGTCCAGTAGCGCGATTCGCCCATGTACTCCGGCGAGAACACCACGCGCTTCCCGGTCTCACGCCGCAGCCTGTCGCACGTTCCCGGCGTCACCGTCGACTTCACCAGCACCAGGCCGGCGTCGATCTCGCGTACCGCCGACTCGACGTAGGACGTGTCGCACGCACCAGTCTCCGACATCGGCGACGGCACGCACACGATCGCCAGATCAGCGCCCGCCGCCTCGGCGTAGCTCGACAGTCCGCGCGGAGGATCGACCATCAGCGCATCCGGGAAGATCCTCGCCATGCCCGTGCCGACGACACCGGCACCGAGAATCGCAATCTTCATTGGTACAGCGCCTTGCGCGCCTCGCGCTCCTGCTCGGCGTTCAGACGGCAGTGATTCGGCTCCCACCAGTAGAGTCGATCGACGACCCACGCTCCGGCGACCCCGACGCGCCGCTTCCAGCCGACCTCGGTTGTCGCCCACCGGCCGAGCAGTGCCGAGATCGTCTCGCGCGGCAGCGCCCAGGCGACGAAGACGACCGAGCAGGTCAAGATGTTCAGGTTGACGTAGAGAACGAAACCACGGGAGCCGATGAACCTGACCACGCGCCGCGCTCGATCTCGTCGCACATCACGTCGAACATCTCGATCCACTTCCGGCCCTTGCTGCGGAAGATCGTCCCCTCGTTGCACTTCCCCGGTGACGGCCACGGCCATCCCTCGCTCGTCTCCAGCAGCTTCCATCCGTCGCCGTCCTTGAGGACATCGATCGCGCACCACTTCGTGCCGGCGTGCGCGAAGAACCGATCCGCGAAGTCGATCAGCGACTCGACCTCGTCCGTCATCTCGAAGGCCGGCTCCACGTTGCCGGTCTGCGCCACCGGCCGATCCGGGTAGCAGTAGCGGAAGAAGACCGCGCGCGCGTCGCCGAGCGCGTTCACCCGGTAGGTGATCCGGTGCGGGATGAACCGCTGCAGCAGCACGTAGCCGCGCTGAACCTGGCTCTTTTGCAGGTAGAACCCGGCGCCGAAAGCCTGCGTGACGTGCCGCTCGGCCTCGCGCCGGTTGGCAAGGATTCGCACGTTGACGCTCGAAGCACCCACGTCGGCCTTGCTCACCAGCGGGTACTCTGCGCCCGCCACGAACGCCAGCGCCTCGGCTTCGTTCTCGAAGCGCCAGGTGTCCGGCATCCACGCGCCCCAGCGTCGGAACTGCTCGGACTTGTTCTCGTAGACCTCGATCTGGCCGCGGTCCTGGATCATGGTCAGGCGCGCAGCCATCGCGTCGTAGTCGCGGCGGTTCTGCGCAAGGATCGACGGGTACATCGATAGCCGGATGAACCCGTAGCCCTCGTCGCCGGCATCCTCGCCGCGAAGGATCTGTTTGGCCTGCCAGCCCCGAGCCTGGGCGGCTTTGATCGCCGCCTCGGCCCAGGTCCGGTAGGGGTCAAGCGCCCAAAAGTGCATCAGACGTTGGCGATTGCCAGGACGCCAGCCGTGTGCTTGATCGACGTTGCGACCTTGTCCCAGTTGCCGCCGGTTGCGATCTCGACATCGGACGGCGACTTGCCGCCGGTGTTCGTATCCCAGGCGTAGCCCTTCAGCCCCAGGCCGAAGGTGTAATCCACCTGGAAAGTCGTCTCGATGCGGTTCTTGCCGTTGGTCGTCTCGATGTTGGAGATGAGGTCGCCGGCATCGTGAACCATCGCGGCACCAGCCACCAGACCGAGAATCTTCTGGTCCGCGCCGGTTCCCGTTTCACGCAGGGCCGGCGCATCGGTAACGACGATGGCGCGACCTAGGAGATCAACGACCGTCACGCCAGACGCCTGGAACAGGTTGGACGCATTGGTCAGGTTTTGACCGATCAGCGCGTGGTACGCCGTGCCGTCCATCACGTTGGCAACGATCGCGCCGCTGTTGTCGCCGAAGAGCGCATGCGCGCTGTTCAGGTCGTTGTACGTCAGCGGACCCGTGCCCGTGTCGAACGTGGTTGCGGTCGACTGCGCCTCGATCGCGGCAACCAGCGCAGCGATAGCCGAGTTGAGCATGTCTTTCATCATCGCTTCGGCGAGGTTGCGCGAGATGACCTCGGTGGCTTCGACCGGCGACTTGCGCAGCCAGGTCAGCTGTCCCGGCTCGAACAGGATCGGGCCGAAGCCGCCTGCGATCTTGACGCTGTTGTGTTGCAGTTGCGTGAGCGAGGTGGGCGAAGCGGTGTTGTTCGTGGCGTAGCGGTCGACCCGGCGCTGTGCCGAGTGGATCGACGCCCAGAACGACTCCTGGAGGTAGTCGCCGGTAAACCCGTCCGTGGTCAGCAAGATCGTGCCGCGCGAAGCTGCGTTGAACTTGGCGACTTGCTGCGCCAGCGTTTCGATCGTCGCCGGCATCACGAAGTCATTGAAGATTTTCATATCCGAGAGAGCCATGATGTTTCCTTACTCGTTGAGTTGCTGGAACTTGGCGGTGAGCGCGACCTTGCGCTCTTCGGGCGTTCCGCCCATGTTTCCCGCCGGTTTATGTTCGCCGCCCTTGCCACCGTTGGCGCCGCCCCCGCCGTTCTGCGGAGCCACAACGAAGAACTTGCCCTCGTCCGACTGCGCCCACGCCTTGATGGCTTCGGCAATCGGCTTCTCACCGATCAGGGCCTGGTACTGCCCGTTTTCGGCTTTCAGGGCGGCTTGCCCCTTGAACATGGCTTTCGCCGCGTTGAGGTAGTGCGGTGCGACGCCGGCCTTGGCCAGCGCGTCCGTCAGGCCCGCGTCGATGAGGTGCTGAGTGAGCGCGCCGTCCTTCTCGGCGAGCGCGCGCGTCAACTTCTCGACTTCGGCTTTCGAGGTCTTCTGCACCTTGCCCAGCTCGTCGGTCAGTTCCTCGACCTTCTGCTGGAGCGCAGCGTGTTCGGCCGGGTCGATGTCCGCGCCCTTGGCCTTGGCCTTGAGCGTCTTGACTTCGCCCAGCAGCTCGCGGTTCTTGGCGCTCAGCGCCTCGGTGGCCGCAGCCGTGACTTCCTCGATGAGGGCCTTCACTTCCGGATCGTTGCGATCGACTGCCATGTCGTGTCCTCTGGACGGTTGCGGGGCGCTGCCCCAAACGAAAATGGGCCGACTCCCACAGGGAATCAGCCCTCAGAAACAGAAGCGGCCCGCTAGGGCCGCGATGGTGTGTCTACAGCCCGGCGTCTATCTCGAATCGCGCCCAGGCTTCCAGGATCCTTCGATTCGACTCGGCGTAGGCGTCGCCCTCGGCCGAGCGCGGAAGCCCGGCGAGCGCGCCACGCCACGCGGCCTGATATTGCCTCAATGACTCAGCGGCGGGGCCGGTTGCCAGCACCGCCTTGAACCGCTCGGCGTATGCGCTCTGTGCGTCACGCCCGCAAGCTCTTGCCTCTTCGATCCGCCGCACGGACTCGGCAACACTCACGACCCCGACCAGGCGATCGGCGGCCCTGGCTTTGGACGCGCAGGTATTCCACGCATTGCGGGTTTCCTCGCCCAGCTGCCTGAGCCCGTCGTCTGCCTGCGCCGATGCGGCGACAAGCGCGAGGGCAAGAAAAATCGTCCTCATGTCAGCACGACCCGCTCGCCCGTCATGTAGCAGTGCGCACACAATCGCATGCGCGTGCCGCCCGATGCCTTGCCGGCCCGGAACGTCATCCCGACCCGCGTCTCGATCACCTCGCGCCCGCCGCAGCGGTGGCACTGGAGCAGCTCGGCCGGCTTGACCGCGCGCGATCGCAGCTTCGGCCGCTCCGGTGGCGGCGTGCCGTCGATGACCTTGAACCGAGCCATCCGGCGATCATACGCCGGCCCGTTCGAACGCGGCAGCATCCCGGCGCCGCAGTTCCTCCAGCGTCAGCCACCTGCCCCGCTCGTTGGCGAAGTCCTCGATCGTCAGCCCACCGGCCCGGAACAGCGCGCCCCGAGTGGTCCCGAGAATCTCGTCCTGGGCCGCCGCCGGCTGGCGCTTGAGCCAGTCGCCGTACGACAGATTCGCCTCCACCGGCCCGTCCTTGCTCGCCCGGGCGCCGAAGAGCCGCTCCTGCCCCTTGAGCAGGCCGATGCTGGTCGACCGGCAATTCCAGTGCAACCGGCCGGGCCCGGCGAGCCAGGGTATCCGGTGGCCGATCGGCTTGTGCTCGGGCACCGTGTACCGTTTCTGGTCGCGCAGCTTGCACAGGTTCGAGGTGCGCGAATCCAGCGTCGAGACCCACAGCACCGCCTCGATGATGTCCTCGTTCTCCGAGTGCCAGTGGTCCCGCACGACCCCGGCGGTATGGCTGATCGCCGTCCTGGCGACAGCCTCGGCATGCCGGCGGTCGATCTCGATCAGGCCGTCCGAGTAGCCCTTCGCCCTCGTTCCCCTGATGCGCCGCACAATCTGGCCGATCGTCTGGCCTTCCACGTAGCCGATCCGGACCGCGTCGCGGATGCGCACCATCCGCTGCTCGCCGATCGACTCGGCCCACTCCGCGAGCAGTCGCCCCTGGAATGGCCGTGCCATCGCCGCGCCGTACAGCGTCTCGGCGCTGATCTTGGCCAGTTCCAGCGTCACCGGCGCCTGCATCCGGGTGACGCCGACCTGGAACGCGAGTTCAGCCTGCGTGAGCCCGCGCAGTTCGTCCTGCAGCTCGGCCA